CGGCGCGGGCATCAACCTTCAACAAGTAGAACGCGGGCGCGGCGTGCTGCGCGGTTTGGGACGAGGACTTTAAGCCATGATCTTCCAAAGACGCTATAACACCAGCACAGTCGCGGCAACGCATATCCGCATTCCGATCATTAAGAGGGGTGTCGTTGACTATGCCGTGTCTGCCGATTGGGTTAGTCCCGCGACCGGCGATATCAAGGTCAGCAAGGATGGCGGCGCAGCGGCGAACATCACGACCCTGCCGACTGCCGTCACGATGGGCAACACGGCATATTGGGAGTTCCAGCTTTCCGCCTCGGAACTCTCTTGCAAAACGCTTGTCGTGACCATTTGCGACCAAACCGCACCTAAAGCGGTGGAAGATCAAATGTTCATTGTCGAAACCTTCGGCAATTCCTCGGCTATGTACCCGAGCGATCCGACTGCTGACACGGTTGATGCCGAAAACAGGTTTTTGACTGCCGTTAAGACGAACGTGCTTGGCACTGTCGGCACGGGCAGCACGACCACGAGCATTGTTACTTCCTCGCTTGATCCGTCTGCCTCGGCGACCGACCAATTCAAGGGCCGAATCATCCTGTTCACCAAGGACACGACCAGCGCCAACCTGCGCGGACAGGGGTCGGACATCACCGCTTCTACTGCGGACGGTGTCCTGACGATTTCCGCCCTGTCGCACGCCCCGGTTTCCGGCGACACCTTCGTTATCGTTTAAGGGGCAGTCATGGCGCGGAGCGTAAACCGCTTCTCGCGCCTCACCAGTTCGCGGCACGGGGCGCGCAAGGCCGGGACATTCTCCGGTCGCATCCCGGCTGAGGGCCAGGGTCGCCCCTATGTGACTCGTTTTTCTCGGCTCACCTCCGGGCGATTTGGTGGGCGCAAGGCAGGCGTATTTTTCGGTCGCGGAGGCGCGCCGACTAGCTTTATCCCGGCTGCGGGCAACTGCAACACGGACGGTCTGCAAGGCCGATCCACGGTTGCGGCGAGCATGGTCCCGGCTGCGGGGTCGAGCACTCCCGCGACGATGGCGACGGGCTCGCTTGCGAACCGGCCTAACCTGCCGAAGTTCTCGCGGCTTACGAGTTCGCGGCACGCAGGGCGTAGGGCAGGGTACTTCGCCAGGCTTGCCACCAATACCGGCTCTTTTGTCGCTGCGGATGGCGTTAGCGCGACCGGAACCCTGGCGGGATCGGCAGAGGGTCTAGGCAGGACGGTAGCCCGCTTCTCCCGCGTCACCGTTGCGGGTTGGGCCACCAAGCGGCGCGGAAGTTTTGCCCGGAACAATTCTTCCGGAAACTTCCTTTCCGCGTTTGGTTCCAGCAGTACCGGGACGCTTGCGGGCGCGGCGGTTTACCGGGCGAGCTTCGTTGCCGCCGATGGTGTCGCTACTGCCGGGCCGATGGCAGGGGCGCGAACCGTTGCGGTTAGCTTTGTCGCCGCCGATGGTGTCACGACCGCTCTGCCGCTCCAGGGCACGGACGCAGGTTCTACGGTTGTTGCGGGTTCCATGCTGCCCGCGTTTGGCAGCAGCCAAGGTGAGACCCTAAACATCGTCGGCGTTACTGCCGTCGAGTTTGCGCCTGCCGCCGGTAGTTCCGTTGCTGAAACGATGGCGGTATCCGCCGATGCGCGGACTAGCTTTGTTTCCGCCTCGGGCGAGTCCGACACCGATCTGGTCGGCTTGCAAGGCACGGACGCGAACAATCCCGTTGCCTTCGGTCGCTTCGTTACTGCCTTCGCCGGTTCCATCGGTGTCTCGATGGCGGGCGGCTACGCGACGGATGAGCCGGTCGTCACGCCCCCCGCGCAGTCGGTAGTGCAGGGCGGGGTAATCGTCCAACGCAACACCAAGACGATTGAGCGGGTCGAGTCCAAGACCACAGTAAAGCGGATCGAGAAGCCTTACTCCGATCCCGCCTTGGTGTCACAAGTGGCAGACCAAGGCTATGCCGTTGCCATGTTGGCAGCGCAAGTCTCGGGCCTGCAAGCGCAACTAGCAGCCATGCAAGCGGCTTTGTCTGCGCCTAGACCCGCCCCGGTATTGCCGCCCGAACTGGCAGCGATGATGCCGATACAGACAAGACAGCCTCGGGTTGAAAAGGTGCAGGTTCAAGCCCCATTCAACCCGATGGCAAGCGAGCAAGACGATTTGGCCTATGTGGCAAGCGTCCTCGCTGCAATGAAGTAGCGCGCAGGACAACCGCGCACCAAGCCCCTTCGGGGGCTTTTTTGTTGTCCGCAACCAAGGAACACCATGAGCGAAGAATCGACCAACCCCGTCGAGGGAGTCGAGGCCGAACCGCAAGCCTCTGACGAAGATTTTGTAGACCAAGCCGAAGGCGAGGGCGAGGCACCTGCCGAACCTGAGATTGAGGAAGTCGAAAAGGAATACGGAGGCAAGAAGTACCGCATTCCCAAGGCACTAGAAGCCGAGATGTTGATGCACCGCGACTACACCCAAAAGACGCAAACCCTCGCAGAGGAACGTCGGCAGGTGGAAGCGCAGCGGGCGCAGTGGGAAGAGGAACGCAAAGCGGCGGCGGAAGCCGAGGACGAGCGGCTAGAACTGAAGGCCACGAAAAAGGCAGTCGCGCAGTATGAAGCGATTGACTGGACTTCGTTCCACGCGCAAGACCCGGAAAACGCACAAAGGCAGTTCATGGCTTACCAGATGCTGAGGAACAAAGCTCAGGAACTGGAAGGAACCGTTTCGACAAAGCAGCAAGCAGCACTCGCCCGTGAACAGGAACAGCGTGCGCGAATCCTGCAAGCGGCAAATGACTATCTGAGACAGCAAATCCCCGATTGGAGTCCTACGACTGCCGCACAGCTTCGCGCTGTGGGGGTAGAGCAGTACGGCTTCGATGCGCGGGAACTGGAGCGGGTAGTTGACCCGCGTTTCGTTCGTCTGTTGAACGATGCGCGCCTCTATCGGCAATCGCTCGCAAGGGCTTCCAAGCCGGTAGATGAAAAGCCACAACCGCAACCCGTGCGAAAAGTCGGAAGTTCAGCTCCCGCAGCCAAGAACCCCGACCAGATGAGCACCGAGGAATGGATGAAGTGGCGTAACGCGCAGGTCAAGAAGCAACGGTCTGCGTAACCCTCTTTTCTCTCTTTGGAGCCATCATGCCTAACACCCTCATCACGCCGACCGCGCTTACCCGCGAAGCCGCGCGCATCCTGCACCAGAAGTTGAACTTCGTCGGTGCCTGCAACAAGCAATATGACGACTCTTTCAAGAACGGCGGCGCGACCGTCAAGGGCAAGTTTGGCCCGACCTTGAAGATTCGTATGCCGAACGAGTACACCGTCCGCAGCGGCCTGCCCATGTCTACTCAGGAAGTGCAGGAAAACTCCGTTGACCTGACCGTTTCTACGGTTAAGGGCGTGGACGTTTCGTTTACCTCGACCGAACTCGCCTTGTCTCTGGATGACTTCTCCAAGCGCATCCTTGACCCGGCAATGTCGGTCCTGGCGGCGAACATCGAGGCCGATGCCTTGAGCATGTACACCGAGATTTGGAACCTCGTTGATGGCGACGCGGCTGCGTTTAGCTTCAACGCCACCCAAGACGCTCGGCAACTGCTGACGGAAAACCTCGCGCCCCTGAGCCCCCGCACGATGATTGCCGCGCCGAAGCACGCGACGGCTCTTATCAAGGACGTGAAGGGTCTGTTCCAAGACTCGTCCACCATCGCCAAGCAGTACCGCGACGGCATCGTGGGCCGCACGGGTGGTTTCGACATCTACGAAAACACTCTGCTCCTGCCGCACGCTACCGGCACCTCCGCCAAGACCACGGGCTACACGGTCAACGGCGCAGTGACCACGAACGGCGCGACTACCGTCACGCTGGCGGCTGGCGCGAACACCTTCAAGAAGGGTGACGTTTTCACTGTGGCTGGCTGCTTCCGCGTCCATCCCGAGACCAAGGTCTCGACGGGCGTGCTGCAACAGTTCGTGGTGACTGCCGACTACGCGGGCGGCGCGGGCAATATGTCGTTTGCCCCTGCCATCTACACCTCGACCGGGCGCCAAAACGTCACCGCTGGCGGCATGCCGACCGGCAACGCCGTTGTGAAGGTTGGCGCGGGCGCATCGGAAACCCTGGTGCAGTCGCTTGCGTTCCACGAGGATGCGTTCGCCTTTGTGACCGCTGACCTGCCGCTGCCGGAAGGTACCGATTGGGCCGCGCGTGAGGTTGTGGACGGCATTAGCGTTTCGGTGGTGCGGGACTTCTCCATCTCGGATCGTAGTTTTCCATGCCGGATCGATGTACTATATGGATATAAGGCTGTCCGGCCTCAGTTGGCTTGTCGCATTCACAACGACGGCTAGCGTGCAGTAATCCTCCGGGGTATAATCCGTCTATATGGATTTGCCCCGGAGGGCTTGTGGAACAGTTTGACGGGCTGTGTTGCATAAAAGGATGTTCGCTGCCCGTGCTGGCAGTTGGCATGTGCAACAAGCATTGGCGCAGGAACAAGAAATACGGCTCTCCGGTTCTTTTGGAGCGGCCTGCCGGGTCATACCGCGGCCCTGCTGACCAGCGGTTTTTCATGCAGTTCGCGCGGCCTGCGTCGGGTTGTTGGAATTGGTCTAACAGCAAAGATAAAGACGGCTACGGAATGTTCCGCGGCGAGTGGCTAGGCGTGACCTACACCCGTGCGCATCGGTTCTCGTGGGCGTTCCACAACAACGCTGCGATACCGGATGGGCAACTTGTTTTGCACTCGTGCGACAACCCGTCTTGCGTCAACCCTGCGCATTTGCGCCTAGGCGACCACGGCGAGAATCAGCGCGAGCGTAGAGCCAAGGGCAGGCACACGATGGATGGCAGCATTCATCGGCCTCGGAGCAAGTTGACGGCTGACGCGGTGCGCGAAATCCGCGCGTCTAGTGGCCCGCAAGACGAACTTGCGCGGAGGTTTGGCGTGTCTCAGTGCACGATTTCCGATGTGCTTCGCCGCAGGACTTGGACAGATATCTAGTTTCTCCCGTGGCAGTGATTGAGGGGGGCTTCGGCCCCCCTCTTTTTTCGGAGCAGCAATGTTTGCCACTTATGACGAGTTGAAAGCCCATGTAGCCGACTGGCTACACCGTGGCGACCTGACGGAGCAGATTCCGACCTTTATCCGCATGGGTGAGGGCTGGCTGAATCGCAAGCTCCGCATTCGCCCGATGCTCGTCACCGAACAAAAAACGGTTTACGCGAATACCTCATGGCTTGCCGCACCATCTAACGCGGCATGGATTCAGGACATTTTCCTTCTCGAAAACGGCGCGGTGTACGGGGACAAACTCCGTCCCGGATCGGCGCTTAATCCCGCCCTCGATAACAAAGGCAAGCCGGAGTATTGGGAGCCTGGCCTGAGCGGCGCGATCTTTGACTGCTACGCGGACCAGAATTACACGGTCGATCTTGAGTTCGGGCAGAAGTTCAACCTTGCCGCCGACTCGATTAACTGGCTGCTGACTAACGCCCCCGAGGCGTACTTGTATTCCGCCCTGATGCACGCCTCGCAATATGCGCTAGACGAACCAAGACTAGCGGCGGCAGCGGGACAGGCTCAGGCCATCGTGGCCGAGTTGAACAAGACTTACGCGATCTCCAATACCGACCTTGTGGTGACTTATGCCGATTGAGTCTGCAAGCTATGTCTCGCAACTGAATGCGAGCAATCCCGCGTCCGGCGACGCGATGGGCCAAGGCGACGACCAGATTCGTCTGATTAAGCAAACCCTGGTCGCGTCTTTTCCTGCGGTGTCCGGTGCAGTTACCGCAACCCATGCCGAGTTGAACCATACGGACGGGGTGACGGCTAACATTCAAACGCAGTTGGACGGGAAAGTTTCGCTAAGTGGCGGCACAATGACCGGGGCGCTTACCATGAATCAGGGCGGTTCATGGTATGTAAAAGCGGATTCCGCGGGGCCTAATGCTGTCGGAGTGTTTACGTTGAACTCTAGCGGGGTGCGCGCTGGGGGGGTCGGGTCTTACTTCACAGCCGGGGCGATAGATTATGCGTTTCTGTCTGCCAATACTGACCCTTGGAGTTCAGGAGTTTTTGTGTACCCCAATGGAAGTACTGTTGTTTCGGGGTTGATCTACGGGCGCGGCGGCGGTGCGGGTCTCGGGCAGATCACCGTAAGCACGAGCGACCCTTCCGGGGGTGCGGACGGCGACGTTTGGTTTAAGGTGGCCTAATGCCGTCTAGCGTCAAACAGGGCGGAACGTGGAAAACGATCACCGCCGCGCATGTCAAGTCGGGCGGCACCTGGAAAGAGGCCCTGGCGATCTACCGCAACCAAGGCGGCACCTGGGTTCGTGTCCACGAGAAGCCTGGCAGCGGCACGAGTCCTGGCGGCGGGTTTACTCAGTTCACCATTACCGGCTTTAGCCCTGCTAGCGGCGGCTCTAGCTCACGCCTGAACACGGGTCAGATTTCCGTTGCTCCCACCGTGCAGCTATCCGGCGGAACGGGTTCGTTTACCTACTCTTGGTCGGTCCTGTCGGATGATTCCGGCGGGACGCTGAGTAATGCTTCTTCCGCCACTTGCTCTTTCTCGACCGGACCGCATTCCGTGCCGGATGAGCGGTCCACAACCCTGCGTGTAACGGTAACGGATACCGGCGACGGTGGCAGGCAACAAACGGCGGACTTTGTTCGTTCTTGGTTTTGGGGAGCGGTGTAAATGGCAACCGATGCAGAAGTCCTGCGGGCGGCTGAGGCTTTCTCAGAGGCTTCTTCCAAATGGGAAGAACTAAAGGCCGCGAAGAAGAAAGCGCAAGACGGCATTGACTCGCTAAACGCCCGGATTGCCGAGGCCAAAGCCCAACGCGATGCCGCAAGCGCAACCCTTAAGTCATTGGCGGCTACGCTGTGATCTACACGCTTGAGCTTGGTTCCGGGGGTTATGCCGCCGACCTAGACGGCATGGATGCCGCTGGTCCCGCTGCGACCATCCTGACCGATGCTCGGAATATGCGCTGGTTTGACGGGTACGCGCAGCCGATGGATGGGCACGTTCGCCTTTACGATCCGCCCGGAACCACTCCCCTTTTCCTCCTCCCCCTGCGCACCGCTACCGGCGAAGTCCGGTGGATTTACTGCGGGGCGACCTCTGCGCACTCCGTAGATTCCTCCGGCGTGCATACGAACATCACCCGTGCCTCGGGCGGGGCGTATTCCGCTTCGGCAGATATCCGCTGGTCTGGGGGCACCCTGTCGGGCTGGGCGATTGCCAGTAACCCGGCAGATATCCCCCAGGCGTGGAACGGCGACACCTCTACCGACTTTGCCAACCTGACCGGGTGGAATTCGGCATGGCGTGCCCGTGCGGTGCGCAACGTCAATCGCTTTATCGTCGCGGTAAACCTCACCAAGTCGGCTAGCTCTTACCCGTTGCTGGTCAAATGGTCGTCCTCTGCGCAGCCCGGTGCTTTGCCGACAAGCTGGGACGAGGCCGATCTGGCGAACGATGCGGGGGAGATTGACCTAGGCGACGCGGACGGCCCGCTACAAGATGTTGTGCCGCTGGGCGATTTGGGCATTGTTTACGCCTCCAATAGCTACCACTCTATGCAGTGGATTGGTGGCTCTCCCGTGTGGCGTTTCACCCGGCTTTCAGGTGAAGCGGGAGCCCTGACGACTAACTGCGTATCCGCCTTCCCCGGGGGCCATGCCGTCCTCACGAACGGGGATGTTGTCGTGCATTCCGGTGGCGCGCCGCAATCCATCCTGACCGGGCGGAACAAGAAGAAACTCTTTAGCGAGATTTCCAGCACGAACTTTGGCCGCGCCTTTGTCGTCACGAACGAAGCCAAAAGCGAGGTTTGGGTCTGCTACCCCACGCAAACCTATTGCGACCGGGCGCTAGTGTGGAACTACGCGGCAAATACTTGGAGCGTGCGCGATCTTCCAAACTGCACTGCCGCCGCTGTTGCTCCGGTGACTGTGAGTTCCACGGGAAACACTTGGGCGACTGCTAGCGGAACATGGGACGAAGCCTCGGGCCAATGGGAGGGCGGGAGTATTGACGCATCCCGCCGCCGCCTGGTTATTGCTTCTGCCGATGGGCGCCTGTTTTTGCCCGAAACCGGCGCGAGTTTCGACGGCACGCAAACCCCGGCTTACTGCGAGCGTTCCGGGCTTTCGTTTGGCAATCCCGACAGCATCAAAACCATCACCGGCATTCGTCCTCGGGTAGACGCTCCCGCAGGCACGCAGCTAGCAATCCGTATCGGCGGTTCCATGACCCCGGACGGTTCTATCTCGTGGTCCGCTCCCCTGCCCTTTACTGTTGGAACCTCTACCGGCGCTTGGGGCTTTGCCAGCGGGCGTTATCTCGCTTTCAGGATAGAGGGCAACGTAGGCGACCCGTGGCGGGTGCGCAGCGTTGATTTTGATTATCAGCTTGCGGGACGGTTCTAGTGTCCTATATCCCGATTCCCAAGGCTCCCGGCGAGCCTATCGAGAAGTATCTAGACGCCGAGCTAAACGACCTCGCGCGCGCGCTGGTAGAGCCCAAGGAAAACTTCACCCTCCAAACGCTCTACGCGGCTCCCTCGCGTCCTATCGAGGGCATGGTGGTAAAGGCCGATGGCACGACCTGGAATCCTGGCTCAGGCGCAGGAACCTACCAATACCGTGCCGGAACTTGGCGCGCATGGGAAGGCGGCGGCGGTAGCGGCAGTGAATCCAATGGGTTCTATGCCGTCGCTGTTTCAGGACAAAGCACGGTTCTTGCAGATTCCCCAACGGACACGCTGACCCTTGTTGCGGGGTCGAACGTGACCATTACCACGAACGCAACGGCAGATTCAATCACCATCTCCGCTACAGGCGGGGGCGGTGGTTCCGGAAATTCCTACAACCCCGCAGGGTGGTGAACCATGAGCATGAGCAACGCGGCAGAGGCAGCCCTTCTTGACCTGCTGTTCCTGAATACCGATTGGGCCAACGTTGGCGACGCTGGCGGGTTGCAAAACTCTGCGGCGGCGGGCAGTTTCTACATTGCCCTGCATACCGCCGACCCCGGAGAAGCGGGCGACCAAACTACGTCCGAGGTTGCCTACACCGGATATGGCAGAGTTGCGGTTGCGCGCACTGCGGGCGGGTGGTCGCGCTCTGTGTCCACGATCAGCAACGTGGCGACGGTGCAATTCGGCGAATGCACTGCCGGTAGCGCGACGGCTACGCATTTTAGCATTGGCACCTCGTCTAGCGGCGCGGGCCAAATCATCCTGTCGGGCGCTCTGACTGCCACTCGCTCTATCTCGGCAGGCATTACCCCGCTGTTTAACGCGGGCTCGCTTACCGCTACGGTGGACTAATGATCCAGTCCCCCAAGGACATTGCCGATGCCTTTGCCTCCGGGCGCGTGCATACGCAACGCTTTCTAAAGAACGCGGGCTCTGCGGGGGATGGTCATTGGCAGGATTGGGCGTATGCCTCCGGGCAACCGGCATTTGATGCGCGGATCGGTGATGCGTTGACGCTTACCCCGCAAGTCGCGGCGAGGAATGACGCGATCTACTTCCCCGGCATTGCTGGCGGGCAGTCGCGGCACCTAGTCGGGTTGCGCATGTACGTCACCGCTGGCGGCACGGGGCAACTTACGGTTGATAGCGAGCTTTATGACTTGCTGGCCGTATACCCGCTGATAGACGGCGACTCGACCGACCCGCAGTCAATGGACAACACCGAAAGCCTGCCGCGCTATGCGGATGGCGTAGGGGTCCGCGCGGTGCTGGTGAATCACATCGCCGCCGGGCTTGTCTCTGGGGCGCCGTGCGTTATCAGCTACACGGACTCGGACAATGTATCCCGTAGCATGACGGTTTACAGCGCAACCTTTGGAGTCGGCAAGGCTGCGTTTGCGCTTAATAGCGCGGGAACCAGCACGGGGGCGTTGTATTTGCCGAATGACGGGCCGGGCATCAAGCGCATAGATGAAGTGACCTTTACCTCGGCGCCGGGTGGCTTGTGGGCGATCTACCTTGTGCGCCCGATTCAGCGCATGGCATGGCGCGGGGGTCTTGCGGGTGTTACGCAAACCGTCATGGCTGAGAAGTGTCTTTGCACTCAGGATAGTTTCAACCTGCCGCGCATTTATGACGGAGCGCATCTAGGCTTTTTCTACATGCCCAATGGTTCTGCGCGGACGGTCGCGATGTTTGGCACTGCTTCTTTTATTTGGGGCTAACGAATGGCAATCACCTCGATTAACGCACTGACCGCAGCCCTTGCCGCAGGCCAAAGATGGCGCACGGACTTCAACAAGATCACGGGCGCGGGCGCATACACGGCAGGCCGGGCGTATGACATGACGAACCTTACCGGGCACCCTGTCGCTAATGCCTGGGCCGGGACCGCGCTTAACTTTGTCGAGTGCGATGAAGCGACCGGAAACGGAACTCAGGTTTTCGGCATCCGTCATGGCGGCAATGTCAGCACGGATATCAAGAACTTGCTAAACATGGGCGCCATGAGCACGGCAGCGACGGGCGTGCCCGCGACCCTGTTGCTTGTGGATATCGAGGGGTACTGGCCGGGTATCAGCAACAACACGACCTCTGCCCAAACGCTAGTCGGCACGCCTTCTTTGCGCGCCACGAACGGCGAAGGGTTGCGACTGTATTGGGTGCAAACCGGCGCAGCGGGCGCGACAGCGCAAAACATCGCACTGAGCTACACGGATCAGGCGGGGAACACCGGCAACACTTTGCCGGTTACGGTTGCGATGACCGCATCAGCCATCGTCGGGCATATCTCGCACTCTGGCGTTGCCGCGAACAACTACACGCCTTTCCTGCCCTTGGCATCCGGCGACTTCGGGGTGCGGAACGTGGCGACGGTGACCTTCTCTGCGGCCAACACCGGCACCGGGGCGCTAGTCCTTGCAAAGCCGATTATGGAGATTCCCCTCGGCATCCAGTCCGTGTATCACAACAAGGACATGCTTTCGCAAACACCTAGCCTGCCAATCATCCCGGACGGGGCGTGTCTTGGCTTCATCCTGATTGCGGGCGGCGCGGTGGCGGCTTCTACTACGTTTGTGGGCCACATTGAAACGGTGTGGGACTAATGGCGCTCTGGCCGAACGCTAGGCGAGATTTGCTTGGCTTCAATCCTGTTGGCATCGCGTCGCATTGGGGCTTTCAGCAGACGCAACAGACGACGCAGCGAAACCTCGCTTTCTTTGCCAATCAGTCGATAGCACAAACTGCAAGCATTCCCGAAGGCGCGTTCCAAACTGCGGCTTGCATCCTTGCGCCGCTTGTCGCTGGCGGAATGTCGGCGGCGAACAACGCAACAGATATCAGCTTTAGCCAAAGTGCCAATGCGTTGGCAGGCGGCCCGGTTGAAGGCGCGGCGACTTTGACCTTTACGCAAGACGGCGGGCTTAGTCTGCAAGTCACCCTAAACGGTGACGGGTCGATTACCTTCACCCGGTCTGGCGATCTAGCCCTAACGATTGGCCTAGCCGCAGACGGAAGCATCGTTTTCAGCCAGTCCGGCGGATTGTCAATGATCGTCCCCGCCGAAGGGGTGGCATCTTTCACGCTAACCGGATCGGCCAACTTGAAAGGCAATCTAAGCCTTTCGGGAGACATTACCCCGTTTACCGAATTGAGCCCGCAAAACCTTGCGGCAGCGGTATGGGGGCAAGTAGTCGATAGTGGCTATTCGGCAGAAGAAATCATGCGCCTGCTGTCTGCTGTAGCCGCAGGGAAAACCGACATTGTTGACCTTGGCGGCGGGGCGGCAACCGTCAAGTTCCGCGACCTAGCCGACACCAAGGACCGCGTAACTGCCAGCATGACGGGCAGCGAGCGGACTTCCGTAACCAAGGACGTTAGCTAATGGCAATCTCATGGACTCCCTACGGGGGCACCGCCTTTCCTACGTTCGGGTCGGGCGACCTGACTTGGAACGCGCCGGGCGTGTACAACATGGTGGGCGACGGCCCCGTAGCTATCGGCGGGGATCAGGGAAGTTGGGGCATCACGCCCGGCCTATCTACTCCCGAGTGGTTCAACCCCGCGAACATCCGATTTAGCGGCGACGCCAACAGCCCGGCGCTCGGCATCAAGACCGATGCGAGCAACGGTACTTATGTGCCCTATCAGCAGACTGCCGATGGGGGCTGGGCGCCGAACCTAAGCCAAGCGCAAGTGCAGCAAATGAACACGGCGCTTAACCCGGATGGGTTGATGCCCTTTGCCCCGCTGTTGGCAATGGCGGGGGCGTATGGGCTCTCCCAGCTCGGCGGGGCTGCGGGTAGCGGTTGGGTAAACGGCTTTGATCTTCCCTTTGGCACTTCTGCCGCACAGGCTACAGGTGGCGCAATGAACTTCGGATTTAACCCTGCACTGACCGACCCGGCGATGGCAAGTTTTAGCCTGAGCGGAGCCCCAAGCGCAACCTCTGCGTGGCCCTCCTTCCTGCAAGACCCGCTTTCTACGCTTAAGACGCTAGGCAGCGCGGCCAGTACCGTGGGCAACCTTGTTCCCGGCGGCCCGGGTACGCAAAGCGGCAGCCTGAGCGGGCTAGGTGGCCTGTTGGGAGGGCTTGCCGGTTACTACGACGCGCGTAGCCAACCGGACAGCATGACTAGCACGACGCAGATTGACCCGCGCCTAGCCTCTGTGGCCTACGGTCCTGGCGGGGTGTCGGAACAACTGATGAACCTGCTCAAGCTGCAATCCACCCCGAACCCGTATCAGACGCAAGCGGGCACGATGGCGGGCGGCGCTGCAAGTGCCATGCAAAACGCAGGGCAGCAGATCACGAACCTTGCGAACAAAGGTCAACCCGCTTTCTCTGACTTGCTTGCGCAATATCAAAAGCAGTTCAGCGCGAACCCGTTCCTTGAGCAGCAGCAAAAGGCGCTCACCGATCAGGTTACGCGCAACCTGAACGAGTCCGTTTTGCCTGGACTGCGGGACTCGGCTATGTCTGCCGGCGGCTACGGTGGTTCCCGCCAAGGCATTGCCGAAGGCTTGGCAATGTCGCGCATGAATCAGGACTTGGCGCCTGCGCTGGCGAACCTCTCATACAACGCT